GCTTGAGCAGACTGCATTGCCAACTGAGCCTGAGCCTGTTGCATTTGAATTGCTTGTGGATCAGGTTGAGCCATTTTGTCCAACTGAGCAATCAATTCCATGCGGTTACTCAAACTGCTATTGCTGATAATTCCTTTTAAAATCAACGGCAAAACGGGTGTATCAGGGCCAAGTGTCTGCAACAAACCAATAAACTGCTGTTGCTCATACTCACGAGCAATAATTCCCAAAGTTGCCGTAGGAATGAAGTTCATATCCACAGAGGGATAGCGATTTGGATCGAACTGCATATAACGGAATGCAGCTTTTTTGATAAACGGAACAAGGAAATCTTCTTGGAAGTTTGTCAGTGTACGTTTGTATTTTTTAATAATGGACGCAACCGCCATCGACATACCGCCTTGACCACCATCACGACTAACTTGGCTAACCATGCCGTTGGAGTCTAGAGTAGCAGTGGCCTGAAGTAACATACGCTCAAACTCTTTGGCGGTGGCAAGATTATTGCCATCAGTCTGTCCAAACTTGAACGGGAATAAAATCTCGCTAGGTGCGCCATTAGTAAGAATGGCTTTGCCGGGCTTGACTTCAAACTTAGCACCACGAGGCAAACGAGTTGCATCCATAGCAATCATTGGGCTTGTAGTCAGTGCCAATGAATCCAAGTGGCTGCGGATTTGAGCATCCATAGCCTTTTGCATATTGTAGGCTTTCTCAACTGTGCCACGACCCAACAAACGATTAGGAACAGTGTCATCCTGATAACTTAGGATTGGCCTGTCTTTCATCATGTAAGGACTTTCTTCAGCCTTTAACAATAATCCATCATTGGCAATCACTACGATTGCTTCAATCAAATCTGAATAGTCAGCAGCTTCAGAGCTTTGAGGGAACAAATCAACAATTTCCTGATTTTCTTTTAAATTTTGTAGGTGTTCACGAGGCACAAGACCGTAGTAGGTCAGCAATTTGACTTTTTGATCTTGGAACATTTGAATTTCTTGGGTTGCTTCTAAATCTTCATCAGACGCAACAATACCAATGTCAACCTTGCGGTATACACCAGATTCAATACCAGCCACAATCTTGTGAATAGAGATAAACTTCTCAACTGCTACACCCATACAGTCATCAATGCTTGTTCCATTAGGATCAAACAAGAAATTCTTAGGGTTAATTGGCATGATCTTAACAGCAATTCTGTCTCTTTCGATTACACCGATGGCTGCTTGTCCCTGTTGACCGGGGATTGGCTGAGTTGATGGGATATATTCTTTTTCTGTCTTGACAACGATCTCACCGATGCCAGTGCCATAGATTTCAGCCATCAACTCGATCTGGTCGATAGCTTTTCTAATTTTGTCTTTTTTGAAGTCTTCCATGAGTTGATCTTTAATCATCTCAACATCAATGGGATTGCCATTTACATCTTGGATATTGTCTTCAATATCAAAGAAGTCGCCTTGACCAAAGATTGCCTCCATAATCTCAGCGTGGCGAGTCTCTACTGCTTGCTGAGTTCCGGGAGTGATGATTCGGCTACGTTCTGATTCACGGGTTTTATCGTCTTCAGCCCATTGACCTCGGAAGATGCGTTCATATTCTTCCCAATCTGAGAGGAAATTGGTATCTCTATAGTTGCGCCACCGATCACAGTGGTCAATAACAAAAGTCGTTAGTTCTTTGTCCGACTCTGTAGGTTCGTCAAATTTATTTTCTTGCATATCTGCCATTTAAAACCCCGCTATTACATCAAGTGGTTGCCAATCATCTGAGTCATCTTCCTCAAAATAGGAAGTAACAGCAAGTTGGTCAATGTAGGAAAGGGCATCAGGCAAGTCATCATGCACACCTTGGGCAGGGAACATCAAAAGTTGATCTTTGAATTCGTCCCAATCTTCCTTGGAGTTCAGCACGATACGCCCATGCTCAAACCGTCCTTGAAGTGACCAAATGATACGGTCGGTTTTTTTGCGATTACCGTGGGTCAAGTCAACTATATGCGAATATACATTATTTTTACGCATTAAGTCACTTAAATAAGGCAAAACTGCATTTTTTAATGCTCCACGCTCAATTCCTATTGCCAAAGGACGGTAATCTCGCATAGCTTTTAGGATGTTGACAGCAGTTGTTCTGATGTCCCATCGCCCATATTCGATCTTAGTAACGAACCATTTACCCTCCTCCGTCACCTTAACTACAGCAATAGCAGTCTGGTCTAGCCTTTTCTTGGAATTGGCAGCTTGTTTAGCCACTTCTTCAAACCCCGCCAGATCGACAGCAATGTAGTACGAGCCATATTCAGGTTCTTCTCCATATTTGATCCATTCTTCTTTAAAAACATCACTACCAGCATTGTCAAAGGATGCCATATACTCTTGCTTAAAGGCAAACGAGCTAAGGGTCTTCTTTGCGCTTTCGATTTCACTAGGGTCAATCAGGGGGTTATCTTTGGTTGTAAAGTGCCAAGATTTCCAGTCTGAGTCTTCTTCTGACATTCCAAGTTTGAATATATCATAGAAGAAGTTGCGACCCTTGGGAGTACCGATGAACATAGCTCTGCCTTTTTTATCAGACAAAGATGCGCGAATAACCTGTTCCCAAGCCTCGGGTTTGATGTCCGCAACCTCGTCAAGCACAGCGTAGGTGAGTGACACTCCTCGCAAAGTATCTGGGCGATCTGCTCCTCGGACATAGATTTTTGCTCCGTTAATCAGGGTAATATCCATGTTATTGATGTGGCTGGCTTGGATAACATCACGCCCCAACTCCATCAACACATCCCAAATAATCTGTCTTGCCTGACCATTGGTAGGAGCAACATACAGTACAGCAGAACCAGCAGTACACTGCAATCCCTCAATCAATAGGGTAATAGCTGACAAGCGAGATTTACCACAACGCCGTCCAGCAGCAATGACTTTAAACCTTGTTTTGTCAGCAAAGACTTCTTGTTGCCAAGGCAAAAGACTAAAGTTAAGGTCAGACATCTTTGCTTTCTATATCTTCGGCATCTATCACAGGAGTATCAATATTTACGCCACCAATGCCTGAGATTGTGATGTTGACAGCGGAACGCTGTTTGCCCTCTTTTTCAAATAGTGAAACAGGAAGCATTCTGTCCATACAGAGTTTGATTGCAGCCATTTGAGCAGGATGTTCATCATTCATGGCAATCTCGACTGCCTTGTGGACAACATTAGCACCTGCACTGTTTATCAGGAGTTCTTTAAGTTCTTTGACTTTTTGATGCTCGGTCTTGGGTAGAACAAGGGACTGAGGGTTATCAGCATAACGAGCCATAGTCATTGGCTTAGGAATAGCCACTTTAGGCAGCTTGGGGCGACCTCTTGGCTTTTTCAGTTTGTCAGGTAAAGCATCTATGGCATTCATCTTTTGTCCAGTAAATGGAAGTTAGCGCACACTTTACATCAGAATGAGATTCTTGTATAGTGGAGACAAACGGGGGCATCACCCACCCCTCTATGCGGTAGAGCCGACCAAGTAGGATAAACGTAGTGAACCATGTAGTTCTCAAGTAAAGAGTAATCTTGAACGGGGCTAGTAGCGTGGAGTGTTGATCTGACAGTCACCACTAACTTAGATAAACGAGAGGCTCATCCTTTTTAAAAGGAACAACCCACTAACGGGTGAATACTCCTATTCGTCTTCCACCCTAATCCAGATAGCCTTTGTTGTGTCATACATCTAGATTTAGCTTTTGTGTGCAGAGGAGGCTGCCACAATATTTACAACACACGACTACCCCCTCCCCCCTATCAATCCACACACACATAGCGAAGTGAGCACTTACTTACATGACTAGCGTAAACCTTATATGCACTGGACAGCATAAGGCATATGTTGTCGACAGCATAAACCATGTATAGGGTCTATGCACCCTAATGCGAATACTAATGAGAATCGTTCTCATATAGAATACTTGAATAAAAAGAAAACTATTGATAACACATTATTGATAGGTTATCTATATGGTGCAAATTGGTGCGGAGTAGTTACTAACAACACCTAATCAGTGCATGATTTTATAATATGAAATGCGTTGCACCGTCTTGGTGCGTATTGTTAGTGAGCACTATCATTCTGTGCGCCGTGTTAGCTAAAACTGTAAAATTGGCACGGTCTGTGCATAGTATAAACACCTGATTTTAGGTGACTCAATTTAAAAGGTGTGAATATGAAAGAGTTCTTACTTTATGGCTTAGAGCAAGGCGAAACCCGTGACTACATGGAAACCTTGCTTTTAAGCGGCGCTAAGTCATTGGCGGAGGTTGAAAAGGTTATGCCGCTGGCTATTGAAGCTGGCTTTCATTCTCTCCGTGTTGCCACATATAACGGCGAAGCCCCAAACTTTGCTAAGGCGGTGAATGTATGAAAACTTATAAATTCACTATTCACGCATCACCCAGCGAAAACGGTGCAATGGAGGGGTTTGTAATAACTTATCCAATGTCAACGGTTCACCGTGAAGATTTTGAGGGCACATTAGATCAAGCCATTGACCGTATGAAAGCGGTTCACGCCGATCTAATCGCAAACCGTCAATTTGAAAGCGGTAAAGGCTTTTCAATTAATACATTGCTCTGGCGCGGTCAACATAAGCCGAGGGGCTTCGATGCTCGCCGCCGTGACCGATGCGCTAATTACATAGCCGCATAATTTAAAAGGGGCTTATCATGGATAAAAATGAAATTCTTTGGGCTGTCGTTTGCGTGATAATCTTTGCTTATATTGGCTTTTTATTGGCTTTTAGGGGTTAAGAGTGCAAACCATTGGACACAATGTGTCCTTTGGCTTGCGTTTTCATAATGTAAGGGCTTGCATGGGTCAATCATGCGTTTTTGAATAGGTGTGAATCATGACAGACAAAACATATAACGGTTGGACAAACTACGCCACATGGAGGGTCAAATTAGAATTATTTGACTATGCAGACCCTAGAGACTTTTCTACACGCTTTCATCCAGATGAAGCCTATAACCTAGGGCATGACCTTAAAGAATACGCCGAGAACCTGATATATGAAAACGGTGGAGGAAATGGAAACTTAGCCGTTGACTATGCCCTTGCTTTTTTATCTGATGTAAATTGGCATGAAATAGCTGAACATTTGATTGAAGATTATCTGGCTGAAAACGAGGTGACAGAATGAAAACATACAAAGTAATTGCATCCTCAATCACTTATTACAAAGTTGAAATTGAAGCTGAAAATGAAGATGAAGCCTACCAAGTCGCAAAATATCATGCCGATGGCTCAGATTTTAAGGAGGTTGGATTAGGTGATTGGGAAATCCACGATATTCAAGAGGTTCAAGAGGTGACGGCATGATTTATGCCGCCATTGCACTAATTCTAAAAATTATTCTCAAAAAACTAACTTAAAAGGTGTTAAAAATGATAAACGATAAAACATGGTGGACAAGTGGCTGCGGAAGAATTGATCTACAAATTGACCTTAGAGATGCAAAAGATTGTAGCCATTCAGGTTCGTGTGATTCTGATATAGAGTGGCTTAAAAGTTGCCCCTATATTATCGAGCAAACAGATAAATTAGATAAATTATTGCTTGCTAATATTTTGCGTGAATATGGTGCATGGGATGATGGAGACTTATCAAACCATGATGCAAACATTGACCGAATTTTATGGATAGCGTGTTGCGATATATCAGAATATGAATTTGAATAAAGTTAGTAACCACTAACATTCAGCCCGCCTAGCGCGGGTTTTTTATTGCCTGACAAGTTAGTGAACACTTTTCAATTTCAGCCGTTTTAAGCCCTTATTTATTGTTACCCTAGCGCAGGTATTGACTGACTATTTCAAGCCCCTTAAACCGCCTATAAATCGTCCGCATGAGGGTCGTCAACAAATAAACAGATTCCTACATTGTTCAAGTCATGATCTGTTCTTAATCCTACATTCCAGAAATGCGCCGCCCATCTAATCGAAATCCTTGCACCTTCGGCTACTGAACCATTGCCAATGTACTTCAGGGCTTCCTTTTCCTGATCGGTGTAGAAAACTACCTGACCCTTGGTATTAGGTGGCTGACTTCTGTTTTTCGATGCCATGTAGGGTGTGCCTTAAATATTCTGCTATCAGTAGGGCTTCAGCCTTGTTTATGTCCTTTTTGAGCTTTAATTTAGCTTCAGGCCAAAGGTATCGTGCCATATCGAGTGATTCATTCTTATCTGCTGTTAAATGAAAATGCTTTTTCCACCTCTGAGGGGTGACAAGATGCACTGGGTATTTGGTTAACTCGCAAACCGCACTGATAACGCCTACGGCACGACCAAAAGCAAATGTGCTGCTTACCCCTTGGTTTGGCATTGAATGGACTTGTTCCATGCAGATTTCAGCCCCTATTTTGGGATCGACAATGCTGAGAATTCGACTCTTAAAAACCAGTGCCAGAATGTGCTTGTCCTTATGTTCAATGTCAAATGCTTCTAAGTAATTGCCATCATGATCGATAGCACCTAGAGCACCACTGACAGCACCAGGATCAATCCCTATGTAAATCATTGATTTCTTTCATCTTTTTGGTCAAATCCTGACTTATACCTCGCCATATCCCTGTCGGGTCGTTGTCCAACTCCTTGGCTCTGTGCCAAGCGTGTGCTTTCCATCCATTCATTGATGCCAGTTTGACTAAATGGTCTAGAGTGCTTTGGTAATCCTCTGAGATCGTTTGTAATCCAGAGGGCTTTTGTGACTTCAAGGATTGAATAGACTTTGATTCCATGTTTATGTTCGTCAAGTAATTCGTTTGCTTCGATGCGTGTCATGCTGTTTTCCCTAAAACTGCCCGTATTCTGGCTAAAACCTCTGGGTTTGGTGGTGCTGATCTCATTCTGTCTTCATCCAATTTAACAAGGGCAGGATCACGAAATGAGCTTGATGGTACTGTCTGATGCACAACATCTGCCTTGTTAAACATTGGTTTGGCAACATTCTGGTTTCTTACCCAATTACGCCATGTGGCTTGCCAATCAAGCTTAACACCTTGATTACCTGCTTTGGCTACCCAATAGTCTTTAAACGAGTCAAACACCTTTTGAGAGTTTAAGTCAGGTCGTTCTGTTTGGCAGAATTCCGTCCAAGAATCAGGTAAATCAAAATCTGCTGAAAGGCGTGAGCCTTTTGTTCTTTGTTTGACCTCTGTCTCTTTCTCTTTCTCTGTCTCTCTCTCTGTCTCTGGTCTAGCATCTTGCTGAGAGCCTGCTAGCACTCCGCTATCATTCTCAAAGAATCCCTTATCAATCAATGGCTTAACACCATCCTCATACTCTTTCTTGGTGATAT